GCTGAGCGATAGCATTGAGTTTCTTTTCTTTGAACCATCCTTGTATCTGGTCTTGCACACCGCCTGTACCTGTAAACTCTTGAAGATATGTAGGTAAGAATTGCATACCGCCCACAGACTTAACTAAGTCTAGAGCAGCGGCAGTCTTAGCTACGTCAGGCTGAGACATGAGCTTATTCTTACCATCATTCATGATGGCTTCGTTCATAACTTTGTGGGCAAACATCATGCCTACATCTTTATCATCAATGGCTTTAATCTGACCATCAATGGAAGCAAGTTGATCGTTAATGAACTGTGTTTCTTCGGAAGGCTTCATACCTAGACGATCAGATGGACTTCTGCCATCTTGACCATTAGGCGTATCTAAGTAAGTCTTAAGCTGAGTGAACATAGACGTTTTAGCCACACGGGCGTTCTGTCCTAATGTAGTCCAATCTGCATCTTCAAATGGTTCGCCATGAGCTGCACGTTCTAACAAATCTTGTATAGTACCTGGAGTATGTCCTGCCAAAGCAGTTTGCATACTCATGTAAGTACCGGTTACTTGGTTAGACACTTGCTTAAAGGATTGTGTCTCATGTTGCGAGTCATCCTTAAGACTATGTTCTTGACTAGACCACTTAGCATCATCCGCAGCATGTTGATACTTGAAAGCCATGGCATTGTTGTAATAATGCTCTATGTAAGAACTAGTAACTTTACCTGCTTTATACGCATCCGACAGATCGGCCATATGAGGAATGCCTTCCTTAATACCGTCTGTTATTAAATTGGGTATCTTGTCTTTACCGGCATTCTGTTCTGCATCTAGTCTATTAACATCTGAGATTAGAGATCTAACATATTGATTAGCGGGGTGAACTCCAGTAACTCTGGATATCTCTTGATCCACATAATCTCTGTATCCGGGATATTGTGCACGTAAAGATTTAGCTAGACTATTCAACTGTCCATCATAATAGGACTGAGATACTTTACCAGCTACTAGAGCACCGTGTAAAGCTTCTGCGGTTTGTCCTACTCTGCTTACAGCTGCGGGGGGAGTTGTCTGATCTCCTGTAGAGCCTACTAGAGAAGGTTGGTCCGTAGCCGAAGGAGGAGCAGACATAACAGACTTAACAGTATTAAGGGAGTCGACAAACTGATCCCGTACTGCACCTGCCTGTGCTTCTACCTGGGGTGCAATGATACCCTTCTTAACTGTATTATCGGCTACATCAGCAAACTCACCTATAGCGTTCCCTGTGCCTTTAAGGAGGGTCTCACCGGATACATTAGGACGAGGTTCATTAATAGGACGAGCCCAGAATGCAAAGTTAGGGTCTTGTGTGGGCGGGGGACTTACGTTGAAGTCAACCATTATTTCTGTCCTTGTATTTGTCTGAACGTATTACGGCGTTGTTCCCCTGTACCGGGTGGCGTATTCTTCATTAGATAATCGTAGTCTGAACTCTTAAGTAGAGATGTATTGAAACCTCTTATGGCAGCAGCCCATACCTGATGACGCATGTTAATAGGATAGCCTGCTCCATCCATATAAGACTTAGCTTGCTGCATATACTTCTCAGCATTGTCATGATCGTTATCAATCATAGCTTGGAAATAACGATGTAGCTTTACAATAGCTTGGGACTCACCCCACTTCTCATTCTCTTTCTGAGCTTGTTCTAGTTCATAAGTATTATGGATATCTGCCGTACGCTGTTCTGTTAGACCCATGAAAGCTTGTATGGTAGCACCAGTCTTGGATACATCGGATAGATAAGTACCATTCTTAGATATAGAGTGACCAGTATTAATTGCCCATAAGAACTTACGAATATTACTGAACTCAGATATCTCATCGAATGGATGTAAGAGATCATCCGCTGTTATTGGGTATGTAGTATTGTCATCAGCAATGAAAGACATACCGGCTTTAACAAGACCTGAACTATTCTCGAATGTATTAGCAAAGGTAGAAGCAGCCGCACCGCCTGCAATCTTCCAGAAAGGTTCTGAACCGAAAACTATACCTTCTGCAGGATCAAGTCCGTGTGTACCATATCTTTCAGATATGTTGGTATGTACTCCCGTTATAGATGCTTGTACTGCATCAGGAAGACCTCCCATGAGAACATCTTCAACCCAGTTATTACCAACTACATAACCACTCTGCTGAGCTTGTTGTTTGATAAGATTACCCATAGGCAGACCAGACAAACCAATACCACCGAAGGGTAGACCATACATAATTGATGTAGTCATAAACAAACGGGTCTTCTCACCTGGAGTAAGACGTTTGCCAGTCATAAGCTCTGCAAGTCTAGCAGCATAAGTATTGAACTGCATTGGGAAAGACATCAGACCAGACTGTAGACGAGAGTTAGCGGCTCTAGACATGTTATGATCTAGATCGCCTGCACGTCCTTGTATTCTATCCCAGTCTCGTTTAGTTACAGCGCCAGTAGGGTTCTTGTCTCTAAACTCATGGTGTGCAGTATACCAAGCAGCTGTTCTAACAGATTCAGCACCTTCCTTGAAGAAGGTCATGCCTGCGTTTAAGAATTGCCCCCATTTAGTAGTAATAACTTTGTTAGTATAAGGAGCGTCTACTAGAGCGTAGTCATGACCTACATTACGGAAGCCACGGTTAGCTAATTCTTGATTAGCTTCTAGCCATTCACCTGGACGCCAACCAAAGTTAGACGCAATCTCATCCATCTTCTGTAAGATAGCGGGATTACGGTTAATACGAGAATAAGTATGCAGTATAGTAGCTACAGTACCGGGCATAGCGTGCTTAGGTCCAGCTATACCATAGATGTTAACGTGTGTAGAAGCTTGAACGAAGAATGCAGGTATATTAAACATACCCAACTTCATATGTACGACCATAGACCGTAGATACGCAGCGGGGTCTGTTACTCTAGACAACATCCAATCAGGTACAACCTTAGGCCCAGCATTCTTGTATATCATATCAGCCATGCCCTGTGTCATAGAATGTATAGATGTTTCTATTTCATTAGGTACACCGTTGAACTGTGAGATCATGTGGTGGGCAGCTTTGAGGATGTTAACTGCATTCTTATCTGAAGCGGACTTCCAATATTGTTCTGCATTATTAAAATAATGGTAAGGTGAATGCCACATTGCTGCAGTACCACCTTTGATATCTAGATACGGAGCAGCTTCTTTAAGCCAGTGACTAACTGAGAAAGCTTTAAGATCATCCATGAAGAAGCTCTTAGTAATACCATTCAGAGCGCGGTTCATGGTAGTAATAGGATCAACCATCTTAGCAGGTTCATAAGAATACAGAGGGTTCTTACGAGTACCTGTAGGACGTAGCGTCATTACTTCATGCGCATCCCTAGGACCAGTGAACTCAACCATATGCTGTCTGGCAGCATTACCTTCTAGAGTACCGTCCTTGAATGAGCCAGGATACCTATTCTCTAAAGATGTATCTATATCTTTAATAGAACGGTTCTGTGGAACTAGGTAGAAGGGTTCCTTAAGATTGAGTCTAGGCGGATGCCGCTTATCTCCATCTTTAGTCTCCTCATACCATCCCTTGTGTTCCTTCCAATCTATGGGAAGGTGTTTATCATTATAATCTTTAGCTGATGCCTCGTCTCCATTAGCTAAGAACTCTCGTACAGTATTTAGATGTTTAACTACTTCCTTGCCTGCAGCTCTAATGGCCATGGGCATCACCGTAGTATCACCTTCGTACCAATTACGTAGAGTTTTACCTACGACTTCTGATCTGACATTAGCCTGCTTGATATAATGATCGTAGTTATAGACAAAGTGACCACCACCTCTACGGGGCAATTGATTGCTGAAGTCAAGACCTTTAGTATCTAGTTTATCTGTTATTACATATCTAACCTTAGCATCACCGATTACTTTACCATAATTTTCTAGACGACGTTCCTCTGGGTTCCAGATTTCCATCACCTTCATTTCACCAGACTTAATCTTCTGAGCATAAGTATTGAAAGCTTTAGCATAACCTAGATTGTCACGCCGCATTACTTGTCCGTAACTTTTACCGGTCTGTACATAGAAAGTATCTGTACCTCCCGGTAGTTCAGGATGTATCTTCCCTTCTATCCAGTCTGAGCTAATACGTTTGCCAGCTGAGTCATACATAAACAATTGATGTTGTTGTGCTCCCCATTGGGCTTTCTTACTATACAAAGATATAGCTCTGAATACTCGATCTGTTTCTACATTACGTTTGAATGCGAAGTATGCTTCCTTCTCAACATCCGAAGGGAGACGATCATATCTAGTCAGATAATGATTATCCATCTCCTGACCTGTAGAAAAGAAATAACCTTGTTCCTTAGTCTCCGGATCATAGGCGTGACGTGCATAGTCAATTGTATCCCACCAATCATGCCAAGCCTTCCTAGTGGAAGTAAAGGGTAGACCTTTGGGCATAGCTTGTATTTCTTTAGAATCTTCTTTAATCAAACCTAGAAGTACAGACGGAGCATGAGTTGCAATCTCACGCTGATCGTTCTCTTCCAAGGATAGAAGTTCTTTAGGTGTACGTAGCCAACCTATAGTACCGTTGATATTACCCACAGCCGGTTGTAGTTTAGATTGTGTAGTCTCCCCTAACAGGTCTCTAACTACTTTCATGCCTTCGTCTAGAGGCTTGGTAATTATAAGATGGTAACCCATACCATCCTTGACTACCTGTGCTCCGACAAAACCATTTAGATTGGCATTAGATTTAGCCTGTATCCAGTTCTTCCACTGGGTACCATCAGGTTGAGTTATCTTAAGATCATAGCTATAAGTATTGGAAATAGGATCTCTGCCCTTAAACACTACGTCAGAGACGCTGTTAGCAACACCTCTGAACTCAGTCTTCATGCCTTGACCGATAGCTTTGACAGCTACCTCGTTAGCCATGACTTCGGGGAGTCTATCTACCCTAGCTACAGTTTTAATCGTATCTATGAGCTTGCTAGCCATAGCTGTAGCCCTTGTAGTAATACGATTAGCTATGTTCTGACCACCGGCACCGGGAGCTTCGGCAAACTTCTCTGCATCTAGTCTAAAGTTACTAGTCAGAGCTTCAACAGCTTCTCTAGGTGTAGCTTTACCTTGTAAGTCTTTTAAGACAGTGGCAGCTGCCTTTTTAGTACCAGCTTCTTCAAAGTCCCCTGCACCATTGGCAGCATTACCTTGAGCATCCAGGTACTGTAGATGAGGGTCTTGTTCGCTTTCATACCAATAGCCATCGGGAGTATTAACAGGACGTACAAACCCTCCTGCTTGTCCTTCGTACTGATAACCTTCTTGCTTAACTATATTCTTAGCAGTATCTGCTACGCTGTTACGTAGAGCTGCCTTACGAAGCAGAGCTTTACCCAGCATACTGGTTCCCGGAATAGACGATAAGTCTATGGCTGTAGTTAGGTTATTAAGAAACCGATCTGTATTAGATTGTCCCAATACTGCCTGCAAGAACTGGGCAGCCATCTGTGGATTATCTACCTTTAGTTTATCTACGATACGATCTAAATTAGCTTTGTATTCAGGAAAGGGAAGTGCCAGAAGATTTGCAGTTTCTTCATCTAAGTTATTACCCAGCCCTAAACCTGACATAGCAGATGTACCTTGCATCCACCCACGTAGTTTGAATTCATCATATCCAGGGACAAATGTCTTAGCAGTATCAGCTAAGTAACCTGCCCATCCTTGATTAGCAAGATTATCTTGTACATCCTGCATTTTGGTTATTGCGTATTGACGTCTGCTAATACCTTCACCACCATCACGTTGTACATCTGCAACTTGCTGTGGTATTTCATTTCTAGCATCTGAATATTCAGTACCGTTCATATTACCGGAGGCTGATGTAGATGCTGTATCTACATATGTATGTCCATAAGCTTGTTCAGATACAGTGGAAGGATCAGTAGGCTGACTAGGAACTAAAATATTATTAACTTGACTAGGATCTAACGGTTTACCAGTAAGATTAGATAAAGACCTGACCATATTTTGTTTAAGCTGAGCTGTAGCTGCATCTAAAGTAGATGCTGCTTGACTACGTAGCTCAGGTTCGTGTCCAGTAGTTATGGCATCATGAACATCAGATATACTCTTACCCAGAACATTACCTAGACCAAAGTGAGTCATGAAAGCTCTGGCTGTAGACGTATCCGGAGAAGGCAATGCGGGACTAGAGGCAGCATCAATATTTACTGTGCTAGGCGCAGGTGTAGTATCAATAGATACAGGATCAGGTACACCCGGAGGACGTACTGTGATCTGTGGTAGTTGCTCAGGACCTGGATTAAGAGGATCTATTTGCATTAACCTTGACTTCCAAACAGACTGCCTAACTTACCAGAACTGCTAGAAAGAGAACCACCTAAACCTGACAGTCCTTTCCAAGTGGCATCTTGACTTTGTAGAGAAGCCATTGAGATCTGATCTTGATCAATATTGCTGGTATCTTTAAAGATGCTCTGACCAATCTGCCAGTTCTGATTTAGACCTAGTTGATTAGTTGCACCTTGCGCGCTGGCTTGTCCTTGACCACCAAAGTAACCCGAACTAGACAATCCACCACCACCGCCTTGATTAACTGCGGCTGCTTTACCTGTAGCCTGTGCTTGTTGGGTAGCTCTGAAGTTCTGCATATTAGCTCTACGCCATTCAAGCTGTGCTTGCTGTTCACGTTGGTTATTAATGTCTATTTCGTTCTGAGCTATATTAGATTGTACACCAGCTTCTTTCTTTTCAATACCCATAGAACCGATCATACCTGCAACAGATAGACCTACCCCTACTAGACCTATAGCACCGCCTAATCCGCTGAGACCCCCTGCTGCACCGCTTGCACCTGCTGTAGCGGCATCACCGCCAAATGGACTAAAGAAAGGCATTATACACTTCCACTCACTGTTTCCATCATGGACCACCCCATGATATCAAAGGGCATTCCTGCAATAGAACTAACTTGTATTTGCAGAGACAGCCCATGCCCTCGTAATCTGTGTCTACGATAGACCATACCAAAGTTAGTTACTGCGTTATTTATTACTTGTTGGGAACTATACTTACCTGAGTTACCCGATGTAGCGAAGTCCCATATACTGTTTATGTTGTAACCATTATTAACATCGTTACGAGAGAACATGTAGATGTACATAGGTTGAAACCTACGCATTGCCCCACCGTGGAGTTTATACCCAGTTACAAAGTTTGAAGTATAATTAACACCTACCCCATCGTAACTAAACCAGTCAAACCAACTAACATCGTCGTTCTCTTCTGAGAAGGTCATGTTACTAGACCCTGCTTGTGTTAAGTATTTAAACTGAGGTATTAGACTGCCTTCGGGATAGTTCATATAAGTAATACCAGAAACATAACAGGCATTGTTATTAGCAAAGGTATATGGATAGAATGCTTTATTATAGACGTTTAAGTTAAGTGAAGAGTCAAACTGATACCTATTAGATATTCCAGCTTCTTCTGTACTACGATATACCCAGTTTATAATGTACGTGGTTGGATCATACGCCCCACGTGCATAACGTTTACTATCTAGAGGAATATCGTTATAGAACGATAGTATAGTTCCTACAGTTAAAGGATTGACGTTATAACCACCATGGCCGTAAGGAACATTGTTCTGCCCCATCTCTACAGCATAAATACCTTCCTCATTCCAGAATATGGGTAAACCCATAACATCTACATAAGATGTTGAGGATATATTCTGTATCGAAGATATCTTAGATATATTATAATCGTTAGCAGTAAAGCCTAAGGCAGAGTTGCCTGTAATAGACCATACTCCATTATCTGCGAATACGAGAATACCGTTCTGCAAGGGATACAGTTTATATATGGTACCAGAGCCTTGTATATTTATTACTCCACCATCAGTGGGTAGTAAATCAAAGAAGGTTTCATCTGTAGGATCATTTTCCTGATAACAATAACCAAACTCAGTTACATTAGAAATTACTTGAGAGAAATAGATATTCTCAGTCCATGTATAGAAGTTCTGATCGCCAGTAGCTTGCTGAGAAGCATCTACTCCTGCATACCACACTCTACCTTGAAACCAGCATCCTGTTTTAGGACGTGTGGTAGTTGATATATTAGTTACACCGTTTAAACCTGATACCGTAGACTGTTGCTGATTAAAAGCATTTAATATGAAATGACCTTGTGGAGCAATGGCAGTAGGTTCGGTTACGTTACCATAGGTGTCAGTAGGATTAAAAACATCAGTATCATCTTTGTATAGATACCATATGTCAGCATTAGAAGGATAATTATTTACAGCCGCGTACCATGTGTTAATAGTATTTTCGACTAGACCTGGATTTATAGTTGAAGTTGTTGAAATTACAACAGATATTTCAGTACCAGGGCCTGCGCTAAAAGACGTTGATGTAGTTACATCTATTCCTAAACTAGTACCAGAATATGAAGAAACTACTCCTGTAGCCGTCCCAGTGCCTGTTGTATAGTAGTAATTACCTGAGGCTATATCATAATATAGAAAATAAGCAGAGTAGGCAATACTGACTAATTGACTTACTGTAACTCCGGTTAAACCAGAAGCCACCACAAATGTTTGTTGGCCTAGAGGTAAACTACCAGCTGCTAAAATATTGGTAGCAACAGCAGTCCACAGAGGAGCGCCAGTCCATCCTTGATTTAATAGGTTATAGTTATGCTCCATCGTTAATGTAGTAGGTCTGAAGCCTATAGCAGGATTTCCCGGTTCAGGATAGAACCCTGTGAAGTCTCGTATTTGAACTTGAATAGAGTTAGGGAGTATAACTCCATTATTAAAGACACAATAAACAGGATCTATACTAGGATGAAATACAAATAGATATCCATTGCCAGTTGTAAACTGACATTCAGTTGTGGCATCAAAGGTTAGATTACCTGTAGCTAAATACCCAGACAGAATAACAGTGGACATTAATACTGTAGTAGACAGAGGTGCAGCTGCAGTAGAGTTAGAAGACTCAAAGAAATAGAGTGTAGCTCCTACCTGTAAGACCAGAACCTCGGTATCACCGTCACCACCAGCATTCAACCATCTATAAGTATTAATAGCAGAGTTAGCAACAAAGATATCATTCAGAAAGTAATTGGCTTCAAAGTTAATACCCTCTCTACGTAGCACATCACCGATGATGGAGAACACGCAGTTGTCCACAGAGGTACAAGCGTTCTCTGGAAAATTTAAACCGGTGAACTCAGTCTTGAGGCCACCGGTAAAGTTCTGTTCTATCGAGGATGTTACTTTTTGTTGTATAGTAGGATGGGTAACGCCCTGCGTAGTGCCTCTACGTTTAATAGCCATGTTTATTCAAATATTTCTTTAACTTCTATATTTCTCTTATTAAAATACTCTGTGACTAACTTGAACAGTATATTGAAACTAGTAAACTTCTGTTGTAGAGCAGCGGGAACTATTCCGGAGTCATACCGTAAGTGCCACATACTGTCGTTAGGGCCTCTAATAGCATGAAGTTTATTATCACCTGTGAATAGACGTTTATCTATTAGACCGTTAGTAGCTACAGAAGATTTACCTTCAATAGGTCTTAGTGAAAGAATTCTATCGTTACCCACCATCTTAGTAGGCATATTAACCGTAACCGCCACCAAAGCCTCCTCTGGTACTTCCTGTTGATCTGTTTATTCCACCATACCATCCACCACCACGTCTACCAAATCCAGGTAGTTCATTGTAGTAAGAAGGCTTGCCGGATATAGCTTTCCACTTCTGTAAGGAAGGAAGCTGTCGACTGACCTCTTGTTCAGCCTTCTCATGAGACTGTTGCTTAAGTTCATAGAAAGCTAGAGATTTGGACTCTGCTAGAAACAATGGGACTTGTTGTTCATCTAACTCAGGTATGAAGTTATCTTCCTGTAAGAATGTAGGAACAACCCATGCCAGAGCCATAGTCTTACTAGCCTGCAATGTAGTATCTTGGGTATTATCGTAGCTGTCAAAGATTAAGTAATAATTCTGAAAGACTGTACAATACTCAGGCTGTTTATCGTTCTTATAATAGAATGTATAGTTATCCTTATTACCTGTAGAATTATTCTGTATAGTTACCGTCATACTTTCTACATCAGACTCAGAAAGATTGAACTTAGTAACCATGTTCAAGAAGGCATCTATAGAAAGCATCTCTACTTCCTTATACCCAGGACCATATAGAGAGCTGCTACTCTGGCTGATAAGCCAACTGGTAAATGTACCAGACCCTTCATAACTAGTAATGTTTAGAACTAATGTAGTACCTGTGTAACTTGTAACAGTACCAGACATGTTGTTCTGATTAGCAGATGTTGCAGTTACATATGCAGTACTACCAGCTACTATTGCAGTCTGATTGGCAGGGACTGTAAATGTAATAGAGCCGGTCCCAATTGTATTTGAAGTAGTGGAATTAACAACCCATCCACTAGAGTTGTTCTGCAAGTCTGTGTTAACATCATGCTGTGAATAGGCTCCATACTGATCTGTAAATGTATTACCGTCCGAAGGATTAGTATCGAAGTATTTAATCCATTCAATACGACTTGTACCTGCAGGACGTGTCATTAGAACAGGCTGTGCAGCATTATTAGAAGGTGTTAGTTGTATTAGTTGGTTATGTTCAGGCAGATCATACCGACCGATCATATTGTAATAAGTCTGCTCTATGATATTAGCAACCTGCTGACTTTCAGTAGTATCTCCAATAGAATTGATTTCATCAGAGCCCATAGAGCTAAGGATGTTTTGTACATATTGGAGTAGAGAATACTTCATTAGATATCCTTAAACAATGAACCTATTAGATTGATACCTACTGCTAACCCAGTTTGAATTCCTAATAGAGATGCAACTAAAGACCATTCATAAGTATCATAAGGTTTAGGTAGAGCTATAAACTTCCAAGAACCTACTTGGTGTGCCCAATAGGGTATACCGAAGAATGGACAGGAGTCTAAGAAGACGCCGCCCATGTGGTATATAGGAGGTAGTAATGCAGCAGCAATCAAATACTGTGTGATCTTCATGCTGCTCAGCATTTTAGCTCTAGTCTGGTAGTTAGACGCAGCTGCTTGTATAGAAGCTACGTCTACAGTACCTTCTGCAGAATACTTAGCGTTGGAACTAGAGGCAATGTCAGAGACAATGCCTGAGAGATTACCTGATACAAGTTTCCACAATAGACCTAAGAAGAATAGCATTATTCGTCTACATCCGCTTTTCTACGTCTGGCAAGTTCAACACCTATGCCTTGAGCAACCATTATACCACCTAACCACATAATCTGCTTCTGATTAAACCCGGTGCCTATATCTAGGCCGAGTAAAGGAGACCAGTCTAGCGCTCCTATCACGGCGGTTATGAAACCAGTTAAGACAGTTATACGTGAGAGTAGAATGGTTTCAGAATGAAGGAATAGACCTTTAACCCAGAACCATTTAGTTTGTGGTTGTAGTTGCAGAAACTGTTGGTGTAACAGGGCTTGCTGTCGTAACAACTGTCGTTGTTTTGCTAGGGTCGATCCAGTTTTTGATTGCCGCGATGTCATTCTTAATATCCGTTATTGTGCCTGAGATGCCTGTCCGCCCGACTAGGTAACCAATGCCTAGAAGAATAATATCAACGACACCAACAATGATATCGTGGTTGAATGTAGAGTCCATGTTTAAGGAGCCTTTCGTGTTAAAGCGTGTACCCCCAGCCAGATCAGTATAGCAGCTAGAACTGTGCCACCTGCAATCCAAGGCCAGAGATGATGAGGAGTAGTTGCGAGAGCTGCACCGCCAGCAACAACAACTGCACCAGCAGAACCGTGTGCAGCTATTGGAGCGTCAGGAGTTAGGAACTGTGTCTGCTCAGTCTTACGTCGCCCGATAATTTCTGGGGGCTTAGACCATTGCATAATAGCAGTTGCTGCTCCTTTGTAATCTTTTTGATTAAGCAGTTTCATTGAATTAGATTTAAGGAATGCAGGACCTACGTTGTATACGATACTGACATAAGCATCAAACTGGTTCTGTGTAACAGGAACTTTAATAGCAGCATTAAGCTGTTTGATTATAGGTTGTAAGTCTGCAGTAAGAATAGCATCGTTCTGTGCCTTAGTAATAGTCATACCTTTCTTAACTTTAGGAGGACCTGCAGCAGAAGTGTGTCCTGTACCAATAGTCCATACACCTACACTATCTTGGTAGGCAGTAAGGATTACCCCTTCACGTTGTATAATCTTTTGTAAGCCTGCGTTACTTAGTTGCATCATCAACCACTTCTACAGGCGTAGCTGCCTGGAGTTTCTTATTCAGAACTACAGCAGCTTCTGCAACCAGAAGTCCACCTTGCTTGGTAGCTAGATCAAGTAGTTGAGACAGCGCGTTTAGTTCTTCTTTAGTAAATTGTACCGTAAACATGTATCTCCTTATGAGATTGGTGTAGTTGAAATTAAGTCAGGCATTATGACTGCATTCTTTGATTGATTATACTGCCACTGTTGAACTTGTGAAAGTAGATTAGTCAACACTGCTCCTGCAATCCATTGTAAAGACTGTGTAGGAGTCGCGTCGGGAATTTGACTCAACGATGTAGCATAAGAAATTACAGTAGCTAAATCAGCGTCTGCGATATTGACTCCGACTGACTCTGTTAAAGAGGGAGAGTCAGAGGTTGCCGTGAATGTAATTGTACCCATTTGAAAATCCTTTATACTGCTACCCAAGAAGAGCCGTTATACGTAACAAGGGCGTATGCCGAACCACCACCTGCCCCGATCAAAACATTACTCGTGGCGTCTGAAACTAGTGCGATAGCACCGGTAGCTTGTCCAGTAGGAAGTGTGGTCACTGTATAGACATGCATATTTGCAACAGTACCTAAAGTAATAGAAGACATAGACATTGTACCAGAGGCATTAGGCGTACTCTGAGAAGTGCTTACTTCTAAAGCTCCGGCAGCAGTAGGAAATAGCCAAGTGTCAGGAAGGTATTGGCCGGAACGTATAAAGCCAAACATATCAGCTCCGATACAACTGGACCCATCACTAGCCGTCCAATCTACGTTGAAATATGGAGAAAACTGCTTGCCAATTCGTATGAAATAGCTGGCTGCTGTTCCATACGTTCCCGAGATACCTATGCCCCCCACAAAATTGGATGGCGAATTAAAGATCAAAGTTGGACGAAAGTGCGTTCCGATTGAGTAGTCGGCGTAATATAATTGCGTTGTGCTGCTTCCGCCGCCGCCACCAATTTGCACCGCTAAGCCACCGACACCGGTGATCCCGTTTGGCAAGACACTGAAAATAGAAGTGCCACCTGCTTGGACGTCTAACAAAGTAGTAGCTGAACCACTAGCCGTATTGGTAATATTGATTTTTAGACCAGCCCCAATAACGCTACTGCTAGTATTTAACGTACCAGATACCGTAATGCCCGGAGAAACAGAACTAGAACCTGTGATTGATCCTGACGAAATAGCTATCGCGTTGGTATTGACTGCCGGCGTAACTGATTGAGTAGCAGTAAAAGTTTGAGTCAGTCCTAGTCCGGCTATTATTTGAGACGTCGCCGGAAATGTCATACCCGTACCGTCTGTGCCCCCAAATGTCAATGTATTTTGTATGGTTAAGATTTTTCCAGGAACCGTTATAAAATTACTGGCAGTAATAGGTCCGGCAACTATAGCACTTTGATCTTGCCCTAAAGTCAAGGCTGCGGTCATAATTGTTGAATTATTAGGTATTGTTGAAAACACTAAGGATGAGCCGTTGTTAGAACCAGTCCAAATTTGAGTAGTGTATGCTTCAATTAGAGTCGCCGGAGCATAAGACGTTCCATAAGCATATGTATAAATCTGAGAAAGAAGGTCTCCATTTTGATTTGCAGTAGGAGAAGCTATAGTACCACGCGCTGTTTGCAACAGAAAGTATGGAATTTTATTTGTACCGGCAGTGTTTATTTGCAACGCTATGTTTGAACCAGAAGCAGCTACGATTTGCATAGAACCCGTAGAAAATAATGGCGGTGCTGTGGAACCACTTTGATTATTAATAACGGCTCCGGTAGCAGATAGAGTTGTAAAATGACCGGCAGCAGGAGTGGTACCTCCAATTATAGAAGCATTAATTCCGCCCGATCCCCAAGTACCGCTATCTGAACCCGTGAACGTTCCACTTAATGTTTCTGCAGCAACAGTATTAGTTCCAGTAAAGGTAGGGGAGGCTGACATAACAACATTACCGGTGCCGGTGATTGCATATTCACCTAACGTACCACCATTGTTATATTCTATACGTCCTGAAGTACCACTAGCAATAGAAGTAGTACCGACTGTAATTGTAGTGGCGCTTGCAGGCGGAGTCGCCCACGTGCCATCTCCACGCCAAAACGTAGTAGAGGTAGCAGATGTGCCTGAATTAAGATGAGTGACACCCAAGTTTCCGGTGACACCTCCATTACCAGAACCTGCTAAATTTATAGCGGATAAATAACTTCCAGAAATAGTTCCTGAAGTAATCTGGCTCCCTGCAAAAGAAAGTGAACTTACCGCTTCAGCACCTACAACACCAGCGTTATCATACAAGAGGTAATTTGGAGTACCTCCGGTAATAGTTGTAGTACCTACAGCTAGGATCAGAGCAGGAATAGAACCATCTAAATCTTCTAATCTAACTGGATCAGCAGGACCGGCAGGAGCAGGTAGATTAAGGATACGATTAGAATTCATATCCAAATTAGCCTGCATTGCATTAGGCAGAGTCCCATCCAATGCAACTGCATCCAAGAATGCAGCTATGATTGCTGCATTATTAGCATTAATGGCATTAATTGCCGTAGTCTCATTTTGGAGACTAGCTAAATTAGTAAGTGAAACGTCAATAGCCATTTATGTACCTTTAGAATATTGGTTGAATAACTAGAGTGACAGTGCCGGTGCAACCTGCACCCTCGGCAGTAGCTACTCTAAAATATAACGTAGAAAGATTGTAACAAGTAGTAGTAGCTGCGATAGTCATAGCCTGCATATTAAGAGCAGTGTTTGCCGTATTACTAGTATTGGTCATAGCAGCAACAGTAACAATAGCTGTGCCGCTAGCGCCTGCTGCAGGATATAAACCTGCAGTAGCTGTAGTCATAGTATGAGAAGCATTAGATATAATTAAGTCTACAACTCGATAGTAAGTAAACCCTGTGGGTAAAGCTGGGATTGTTATTGAAGTATCTGTATTAGTAGCATTAAAGTTAACACCTGTCGTTACTATGGTAATTCTACCAGAGCCAATCATAGCCTGTACTTGAGGTACGGTGAGATCAGCTGCGTTAGCAGTAGAGCCTGTGTTATTACCCTTGAGGGTATTAGTAGCCATCTGAGCTAGAGAGGCATTAGTAACTAGATTAGTAGCTGTAAGTGATCCTGTAATTGTGGGACTAACAGCTAGAACAACAGCACCTGTTCCTGTAGTTCCGTTAGTTAGATTAGCAGCAGAAGGTTGTGCTTGTGTAATAACACCAGCACCACTGATTGCAGTTACGAATTCATTTGTGGTAGCTGCCTTAGGCACTACCATATTAGATGAAGTACCAGATGAATTTATACCAGTAAGTATATGATTGGTACTGTCTGCATATAAAACATCATAGGTAGATGCTGGCGTAGCAGGAGCAGCATCTTCTAAGATTGTAAACGGAGTAGCTCCGGACCAAGTATTACTACCATTAAGAAATGGAACCTTAGCCCCGGATGTACCTGTAGGCGGAATAGTAAGAACTAGAGTAGGATTAGATATAACATCTACAAGCCTAGCTGGAGAGTTAGCTGATCCTGGGGCAGGTAGATTTAATATTTGATTACTATTCATATCCAGATTAGATTGCATCTGGTTAGGAGTAACTCCACTTAAAGATAGAACATCTTCAAATGCAGCAGTGATTATAGAATTGTTACTATTAATAGCAGTGGCAGCAGAAGTTATCTGCTGCGCATTGCTTATATTAGCTAAGGTGATTGTCTCAGCCATATCAATTATGAAGTAGTGAACGGTGTAGCCAGAGTACCCGAAGCTTGGGTAGTACCGGTACAAGACCATTCAGTAGCAGAGAGGCAAGTAAGAGTGAATGTATCCCCAATTCCCGCTCCACCTGTAGTTGTACCATTAAAGCTGACCGCCACGTCCGTAGACCCGTCGGCAACATAAGCAGTAACAGTACCAGCTTTATTAACAATCATACTGCCTGTGATAAAGATAGTACCTGCGCTGGTAATAACTTTATTAACTAGAGAGGTATTAACTGTACCAACCACAAAGGTAAACGTAGTACCTATAACCGGGGCTGGCAGAGTAACCGTAGTTCCTGCTAGGCGATTGAAAGTAAAGATCGTACCAGTTTGTGAAGACGTAGGAGCAGAAGTAGCTGTAGTCAAACTGACCACATCACTTGCACCCAGTCGAGTAGACAGCGAGGTGCCACTAAGCGTACCTGGAGTAGTGGAACCAAAGAAAATGTCATTGACATATAGAGTGTCACCACTCAGATCGACATTAGTAGCCATTTATTATTCTCCTTATACCGGTGTGGGCTTTTACACCCACACCAGAATATCAGTAGATTACTGACTGATTACGTTGTACGCGCGGTATCTGATACGAACACGTATTGCCCCTGCTGTGAAAGCAGCAGTTGCGTATAGCGCAGTCACATAAGATTTATGTGCAGCGGCTGGCAATGTAATCGCATTACCAATGTAACCACCACCATAGGTAGACAGAGAGCCGGCAGTCAAATTAAGAACGTTGACTGAGCCCAATGTCGCCAGAGCAGTAGTAGGCATAGCATTGATGAATGCAGTGTTAGATAGAGCAGTTACAGACGGCTGCGTGGAGACCCACGTAGTTCCGTTAATGCTCTGCGTGACGGTAGAGTACGTAGGCGATGCGCCGATGTATCCTAATCCAACAGACAGAACAGCAGAGGTGCCTGTAACGGCAACATCAGTGTATGTCTTCACCTCTTCAACCATAATGTACTGCGTCCCATTAACCTCTGGGAAGAAAGTAGTAAATGACTGAATAAGGGGAAGAGTAGTAAGTGCGGTCATATCGGGGATTGTAACTTCAATCTCCCGAGTTTCACCGTAAGACAGGTAATCGCCACCTTGTTCTGGCAACGCCTTCTGCGTACCATACTGAAGTGTCATATTATCCTGATTAACCCAAAGACCTCCAACCATGATTTATTCCTCCTTAAGTCGGCACAACGCCGGTTGCGGTTAGAATAGTGACCATGTTTTCAGGCCGATAGAGCTTGAAACCATACTCGGCGATTGTTAGATATTCTTCTTGCTGGAGGTCCTTATTGAACTCCGAGTACACTGTCGGCATCTGCCGGAATGCACCCACCCACGGCAACGTATCGCCGGGAGTTGCAGAGAAGAAGAAGTTAGCAACACCAGTAGTTACAGTCGTGCTTGAAATAGTTTCCGACGCAATGGACGGAAGATAATTCGACACGTACACATCGAAGCCATAGATATTGAAACGGAACTTAAAGCCCGTAACCATACCGTCAGAAACGATGCTCTGCCATTGCCGGTCAGGCGTTAGCAAATTAACTAGATTGGTCTGCGTTTGGATAGTGTAAGCAACGGAAGGATCAACGATTGCTACGAGGTTCGTTAGAGGCACGTTAGCCTTTGTGAGGGCATAGTGTGCTCTAGCGAAGTCTGCTAAAGCAATGGCGTTGCTAGTTCCGGTGCCAACCCAGCGGTGATCCGCCAAGTTGATTTGGTTAGTATTTGATGCCGTTTGTCCTGCATTCGCTTGAGAGAGAATGCGCGTCTCGACAGCTTCCATAAGAGCACGATGTTGGCGAGGCACGAATGCCGCGATAACGTCTGCGCTATAGAACGAGTCACGCTTGAACTTCTCGGAGATTGCATTAGCAGAGTACTTGTACTGGTCGAAGGAGAAGATAAAATTACCTGTATCCATCGCGTTGTACTTTATTGCTTGACCTTCTGTAAAGTCAGCTGTTTCTGCTTCACCAATCGACGGGATGTTCAGAGTGTAACCGTCTGGGAAGTCTGATATGATGCGGACAAACTTCATGGCATTCAGTTCATCTAACAAGAGTTCTTTGATCTGACGAGACCAAAGATTAGTTCTAATTAGATACTGATTAGTGGCATCCATAAAGCCTGCCATATGTCAGCTCCTTAGTTAGGGCCGAAACGGCTGTAGTCGCCGTCTTTAAACTCTTCACCTAATTCGATGGCAGAGTTGTGTATTTCGACCGCTGTTTTAGGATCATAATAGAGTTGAGGATTTTGTTTCTTAAGTTCTTGATAATACGACCACGTTTTCTTCTTAGGTCCAGTTTTGCCGAAGCTGTCGCTCCGCTGGCTAGAACGTTGTGGTGTCTGGAAGTTTTCTGTTTCTACTGGCTTGTCTAGACCTAAGCTCTTTAAGAGGAGCTTGGGGTTTCTACGAGCCAAAGTATCCACATCTTCCGATGTTATTCCTAACTCTGTGATCTGTTGTTCGAGAGCAGGTTTGAAATTATTTCCATACCGCTCGGTGAGTTTTTCCTTTACTAAGTTAAAGTTTTCGGATTGTTTCTTAGTCAATTCGTATTCTTGTATCTTATTAGACACCAGACTTTCAACTTGCTTAGGATCGAACTGGGGCTGTCTTACATCGTCCGCTCTTTGGGTACTGTCGGGTTCGGTAGATTGCTGAGGACGCTTACTCATTTGGTCAATAAGTTCCTCTAGCTTTGCCCTTGCTTCGTAGTCAGTCTTGAGTTTCATATAGTCATCACGAAGTTCATCTTGTCTACGTTTCATGATTTCAATATAAGCATCAGACTCATATTTACCTCTAGCTAGGTCTTCGGGAGATTTGAATTTCTTATTCTCTCCCACTAACTCTTCTAGATAGTTCTTGTTTTGGTCTATAGTAACTTCTGCTTGGTCAGCTAATAGCGTGTCAGCCATTATTTATTCTCCATCTGTTGGTCCAGATCTATAAATTTTAGTATTGATTGTATTGTAGAACGAACACCATTACGGTGTGCCTGTTTATAGGCCCAATTAGGATTATCATATGCTTTGATTGTATTCTCAGAAGCATCCTGATTATCTAATTGCTCGGTAAGAACTTCCTTAATGCGATCTAATAGTCGCTTAGAACCTCTTACGAACTTCTCAAATTCTGCCTTTTCATCGGCATTAGTTAGATGACGTGTCCATACTGAGTACATTATTGAGTAGCTAAAAAGCCTCCTGGTTCTGCGTTACCGGGTGGTTGACGTTTAAGATCGAATGGAGATTGAGGCTTTGGTGAGCCACCGGGTTTACCGGCATCCATATCGTAGTCTTCACCCATTCCCGTAGCAGTCCCCATCTGCTGATGTAGTTGTTCTTGTATAGCCTGAGCCATCTGTTGTCCTTCCGCTTGTTCAGCGATAGCAACGAATGGTTGGACTACTTCGTAATCTGTTAGGTCAAACATATCTTCAAAGATCTTAGCTAATTTCTTACCTGAGAAGTGAGGGGCAACTACTTGCCACATACCTGATCCAGTAAGATTAGTTAAGTTCTGAACTAGTTCTGCTTGTTCAGCAAAGTGTCTGGCAGCAATAGGTTTAATACGTCCTATGCCAGTTATATCTTCGACAGTTAAGTCTTGGAAAGACGCAACATTAAATTGATCATCAAAGACTTTGATTGTAGTTGCACCGACCATATTACGTCGGGCTAGTTCTAACATTGCATTGAGCAGAGGCTCAATCATCTGTTCTTCAAATTGATTTATCTTATTCTGGAAGACACGTGCAGCGGCATTCTCTAGCCTCTGTACTTCGTACTTCGTCTTTTCACCCGGAGATCTAAATCCCATTGCTTCTCTCGGGGCTCCGGCCATTTGCTCCATGAGGTTAGCAAGGTTTTGTATTTCCATATTAGCATTGAGAGCTTGGACTTCAGGTACGACCAGTTCAACATCGCCTTCATCTCCTATGAATATCTTTTCACCCGGTTGCCATACGAAGTCTTCTACGAAGCCTTTAACCTTCTGAACCGGATATGTACATAGATCAAAGATATCAGCCTTCATGTTCTCGATGTGATCCATTCGGTATTGCATACCGACTAGATTATCGAGTGGACCCATACCCCATAGATTATCTTGCTTCTTCCTCCAGGGAACATGGTAGATTGGAGGGTAACCGAAGAAGCTAGGATTGGGTTTATTACCAATTAGCTTATGTCTGTCAATTACAGTTATGACTCGGTTTTTCTCGAAGACATCATTGATGACATCATACCAATCGCCATAGAAAGTAAGAACTTCAACAAAATCAGATAGCAAATAAGCCCTAAAACTCGTGAAGCCGTCCATCGCGTAAAGGCGGTCTCTTTGTATCCAGTCGCCTTGGAAGGTTCGGGCATGAAATCTAATATCCTTTAAATACTTATATAACTCTTCTAGTTCTTCTCTATTCTCATCATTAGACATGTTACGCAGCATGTCTCTAACTTCACCTATACTGATGATGCTTCGTACCATCTTAGGAGATTGTATGAAGTTCTCAGCTGTAGGGTTCATGACCATATCGAGAGGGCTGATACGTCTAATAGTAGGACCCACATATCCTACTTGAGTCTGCATACCGCGTTTATGTTCATCTTGAGGTTGATACTTACCTACGGGGTAACCTCCCATATTAGCCATCTGAGGCTTAGAGGGTTGTTCAACTCTTTGGTCTTGCCATTCAACAGTAGCAAAACAATTACCAAAATCAATGTAATCTAATATGATCTTATCTATTTCATGCTTAAAGCCGGGTTGTTCTATAACCCATTGCATGTAATTAGTAATAGCGTCACGCTTAGCTATTTGATTAGGGTCGCGTTCGTTAGCTTCCCACTCTAACCACTTCCTCTTTGGAAAGAGCGTGGCCGTATAGTTCGAGTAAAGGTTGTCGCGTATTTGGCATAGCTTGGGGACAACGGTTTTGTTCTTCCAGGGGTTCTGGGCGTTAGTCGTCCAGGTAGTATCGGTAGCGTAGACGTATCGTCTAATCTCTTCCCAATTGTTTTTGGCATTCTGTCTTAGTGTTTCCCATTCTGTGTATCGTTCAGTAAGACGAGTAGCTAATTGATCTGGAACCAACACATTGTGCAGTTCCATTGTTTTTCCCGTCACTGGACACCCCCAAACTTAGCGTTGAACGTAAATTGAGGAGTTTTAGTAGCTGTAGTGTTAAACATATTAGTAGGAGCTTTACCCTGTATAAAATCTACGGCAGAAGACAGAGCGTCTTTAATATCGTCATGTGCCGGATTAGCATAAATCAATTCTTCTTCTAAAGCTTGGCAGTTACCAGATTGATAATGCCACATATTACCATTAGCATATTTAGGTTGTAGTGTAGCCATGATCCGTTCTTCTTTAGAACCCTGCCATCTGGAAGGTCTGTATTCTTCCACTACTAGAGTTAGACCCTGAGGACGTATATAGTTCTCCTTCAAGTCTTTGACTATGACTGCCTGAGCTAGAGACACTTCAGCCCTGATCTGTCTGAAACCCCATTTCTGGTAGAGTTTGAATATTCTATCGAAGTATTCGGATATCTTATCAGTTTTAAATCTATCTATTTCTAGGATGTAGTAGTTTTGTCTATTGTCGAGTCCGACGACGACGATGGACGTATAGTCGCTTTTCTTCCCCGTCGAGTACGCGAAGTCGACTGCGGCAACGACGTTGATACGCTCTCCTTTGAAATACCACTTACCTTCTCTACGGGACAGGTAGTTTCCATCGTAGTATTGGAATAGGTTCCTCTGGATGGGGGACGAGTCGACATCGTGCGGATCGTTATAGTATTGCGCCCTGAAGTGTATCTTATTAAGGTATTGTGCTCTCTTTTTAGCCAAGATCTTATCGTCGAAGCCGAACCATTTTCCTTGGACTCCTTGTTGGCGGGGCCAGAGATACTCCCCAGAGCCATCGCCAATTGACTCAACTTGGATCTTTCGGGGATCTTCTCCTCCAAAGACTTCAAATAACGGAACGGATTTGTTAACATTTCCCAATTCATCAAGTTCTTCTAACTCCATTGCAATTAAATCTGAATATAAGTCTTTAGGATGATATCGTGTACCAACCACCCATTCTTTAGAATTTGAGGTCTCAACAGACGATAAATACGAATACTGAGTCTTTACTTTGTCCCGTCCGTCTTCGAGGTACGCATTCGCCTCAACCACCACATCATCAAGAATGGCGATGTCACAATGTAGCCCAACAATATTGCTAGTAAGACCAGCCGTAAATATTGAGGGGTCGCGGACAGACCATTCTTTACGAATAGGATGGTCAACAGAGATTTCACGTTCAGTCCATTTCTCTCTTAACGCCTCTTCCTTGTTAACCATTTCAGGCCAGAATAGACGATAAGTATCTGAGGTAAGAATATCTTTAATGTACTTAAGTTGCTTAGTAGCTAAGTTACTAGTACTAGAAATAAGAAGAATTCTTATTGCGGGGTTTAAAGTTAATTCTCTAACAGCTCTTAGAGCTATTAGAGTAGACTTCATATGATCTCTAGGGAGAAGTAAAAGCTGGTGAGACTTAGCTTCTTCTCTATCCCACCATCGTATAATCTCACGGTGTATATTACCTAAAACTAGCTTAGGAACTAGAAGTTTAATAAACTCTTCTAGGTCAGACTCAGCCAATAACCTACGCTCTTCACGATCCGGGCTGAGTTCTTTCTTTTTCATCTTTAACGCCTTCAGCGTGAGAAGATTGTCTAACCTCACGAACTAATTCATCCTTCATGTGATTAGTTAGGTCGTGAACATCATCAATTTTAGTAGTAAGTCGTTCGTTATTTCTATGAAGCTCTAAATAGCCTACAACAGCCAGAGTCGGTGTTGCCACCGAGCTAATAGCTGTTATAAGTTGTGTTAATTCCGGAAGAGTCATAACACGTAAGTTAGTTACGCTGAAACAACCGGTCCAGCGGGCTGTGCAGGCGTATTGGCCTGAATAGCCGCTGCAAGAGCTGTAGCCGAAGTATTAAGTTGAGCCGTCAGAGCAGGGAGTGCATTCGTATCGTTAGATGCGGCTGCAGCTGCAATCTGTGCGGCAATACCTTGGATCATCTGAACTGCAGATGCTTCCAGGTTAGTATTAGCAGTCACCTGTGCGGTGAGTGCCGTAAGTTGTGCGTCCATTATATCGAGCCTTTCTATAATCTGTTCGCTTGCAAGAGCAAGCTGATCTAGACGTTTCATATATTTATTAAACATCTATTTCTTCTTTGATTTCTTCTCAGAAGCTTTGTTAACTTTGTACTTAGAACCCAGCTTCTTTGCTACGTCCCCAGTGTGCCCGGCTTGCATGCCTTCGGCTAGTTCCTCAGCAGACAGATTGGTAGTACCACTCTGACCTAGAGGCATAGCATCCTTAGGAGCTAGGTTATTAGCAGGATGGCTAGAAGGGTCTATAGGAGACCCCATTAGACTAGACATACCTGGATCCATCATATCGTCACCGTTCATGATTATTTATCCTGTACATCCCACGCACCCATTTTAGCGGGTGAGTTAGGATACTCTTGTCTATGTTCTTTCATAGTCTTGAGAGCTTTACCTAGATCATTTCCTAATGACAGAGTATCGTGACCTGGAGCAGCAGCACCATACTTAACAGAAATACCATCATTAGAAGCAGTCTTCATTGTAGGAGAAGATCTCTCTGTATTGAAGTTATCTGCCCCGTGTTCCATAACATCCATGTTAAGAATGTCCGTGCATGAAGGAACCAATGAAGTTCAGAACGTTTGTTCCGACAATCCAGCCCATTCCCATAAACACACCCCAGAAGAACCAATCTAGGATCTTAATTAGTGTACCGTATCCGTTCATGTTATTTCTTTCCGAAGGGGTTCTTACCACCCTTCTTTTTCTTAGCTTGAGAGTCCTTTAGTTTAGCGGACTTCTTACTCATTTTCTTCTCGTGGTGTCCACCATGAGGGCCTTTGCCCTTCTTGGTGTGTCCCTTACCTTTAGCAGCGCCTTTGCTTGCAGCCATTGTTTAGTTTCTTTCTTTGTTCAATTCTTATTGAACTGTTTTAAGGGTTGTTTTGATTAATAGGTGTTATATCTGCGTATAGAGCTGTTGAAGTAGCAATCACTAGCTTATAGGTTCCAGCAGGGAGCTGTACCACAGACATGCCGTTAGCACTGAGTGCTGTGGCAGCTGTTACATACGTAGCCCCATCGGCTGCAAGTCGTTCTAGGGTAGCAGAACCGCTACCCCAAGTAGCTATAGCAGTAATTGCATACCAACCACCAGCTAGCGAGAACGCAGCTGGAGTAGCAGATATATTAGACCAAGAAATTACAGCCATACTTAAGCCTTAGGAGCTAAGAATGCTTGACTTGAAGTAGGGGATACTGTCACAGGAACCGGTGTAACTACAACAGGAGGTGTTACTTGCACCTGCCAAGTCGTAGGGAGAGTCCCCGGAACGACGTTGGTGTTAGCAACTAGAGCCTTATAGTTATTACCCGTATACCAGACTACAGTACCAACAGAGTACGGAGTCGTAGAATTCCAGGAAATCCCTGAACGAGCCGTAGTAGTTTTACCTAGGAGCATATCTTCCTTAGCCTTCTGGTCAACAACCTTCTGAGCTTGGTTCTTAGCTTCTAGATCCGTCTTAACCTTCTCGGTGGCCGGAGTACGTAGAGCAGCATTACCAATGCTAAGGTTCTTATCTCTGTTAGCCTTGAGAGTAGCAACTTCAGCATCAGTAAATATTACTTCCTGAATAGGTGCCATAGTAGTACCTGTTCCAGTAGAAACCGCAACCTTAGTTTCAGGAGTAGACTCCGTACCTACAGTTGCTGGACGTCCTTTATAAATAGCCATGGTTATTTCTTCCTTTTAGTTTTCTTTTGTTGCTTCCTCTTGGAAGCTGTATCGCTGTAGCGTCCTACAGGAGATTTCTTATGTTTAGAATTATATATCTTAGCAGCTTGAGTCTTAGCTTTCTTAAGACTAAGACCTTTCTTAACTAGACTATCTCTAATAGCTTCGTATTGTTTAGGCATCATCTATAGACCAGAACCATAAAGGACTTAACCACCCATAGATCCTATAGGCTTTACTACCTTTATGTTTCTTATCTTCCTTAGCCATAACTATATCCATTAGATCTGGGAAACTTAGTTCTTTCTTATTGTATAAACTATAAGCTTCTGTAATAGTTAGTCTTGACATACGTCGTTAAGTATAATATACTTCTTTCATATGTCTATTATACAGGAGATATTGTGAAAAGTCAAGAAAAGCCCATCGGGCTGGTTCCCGATGAACTTCCAAACATGTGGAGACTCATTTGGGCTAATGGTGATAAATCTAAAGATTATTACAATTTATCCCGAGCTAAAGACAATTTAAAGCATTATGACGACAAGATGTATAAAAAGCGGGGGTTCGCTCGCTTACAGAAGCCAAACGCTATGGGCTGGGAAGCCCGTACGTGCGTTTAAATCACCTACAGGCTACTAGGGTAGCCAAATGACTAGAAAGTAGCATAAAATCGTATATCCATGGCATCTACGCTGGTGGAAAGAAATTATGGGTTTGATTATAGGAGAGTATTAATGTTCTGGAGATTTATAGATAATCGTTGTGTTCTGTGGTTCTGGGAATATGAACCGTATGTACGCTGGACAGACGTTCTTAAAAATGAGAATATTCTACAATGAGCTGGTACACTACGAAAGAAGAAGCTGAGAAAGCTTGTGAAAAGAAAGAAAAGGAATTCGGACAGGAATTCGTTGTTTTGAAAGATTCTGAGAAAGAGGGCTGTTGGTGGGCGCAGAGAAAGAATTCATTAAAAAACCTGTGCGATATTTTTTAGGTACTAAAAGTTGTCCGATAAATGTTTGGATCAATTCATTGCTTGAACGACGGGGTGGTGCCCCCTACTATGGGTAGATGAATAATCGAACTGGAACAACAAAATAAAATATGAAAGCCTCTAAGTTTGCAATGATCGACATCTCTAAGACACTCCAATAGTTGGATGCAATAGCTAACCAACTAACGTTGTCTTACTAATGGTTACTAATGGATAACACTTAGTATCCTAAGGGTTCTAATAGACACTTAGACAGCGCGCGTAGCGCAATAGACAAAAAGAAAGCCCCGGAAGCCTAATGGCTGCCGAGGCTGTTTGTTTGATGTGTTTGTTAGTGCTGGCGCATTGGCCTAGCAATGCTCTTGCGAGCGTGTGAGCTAAGCGAACGCGCCAGCTAGTTGACGTTGTGTTACTTGCTCGCTTGCGCCTGCCGCAACGCCTCAACCTTGGCGTTATCGGCGATGTTCAGATTGTCATACTGAACATGATACTTGTCATAGATTGGCTTGAGAAGAATGAACAAGTCGCACTGTGACCGCAGGAATGCTTCATCCAGCGGCTTTGTGTTCAGTTTGCGATAGATCAAAGACAAGTTCTCATTCTTCTCCAGATAACCGGCCATTAATCCGGCCGATGCTTCGTAGCCCTCAAGGTTCAAAGGCTTGCCGTCCTTGCCGTCCTTCGGACCTTTCGTGGCAGTAGCCACGATAGCCTCGTATGTGCCGCCGTTCTCTTTCGCGGCTTCCACGTCATAGGTAAGGAACTGTCCGATGCTAACGA